CAACCCCTACATGTACGACGTTGCCACTGTGGCAACGGGCGTGCGCGACGACGTTGGCGGGGGAACGAAAAAAAAAGGAATGTCTATTTGGATTTGGGTTGCTATTGGGGTAGTTGGATTAATAATACTAGGAATAATACTTTATTTCGCATTCTTTAAAAAAGATAATGATGATGATGATGATGATGATGATGATGATGATGATGATGAGGATGATGATGATGATTATGATGATGATGATTATGATGACAATGAAGATGAAGAATAATCTTAATAAACTAAAAATACGTTATCATATTAATTTCATTTATTAAATAAAATGTATTTTTAATATTTAATATATATGTATTAAATAAAATAAAACAACATTGATTATAAAATTTAAAACCTTTTTCAATTGTTTGATTATAGCTATTAATTGTAGTAATATTATTTAAATTTTTAATAAAAAATCTCATTTTATTTTTACTATAGTTATAATTATTTTTAATATCATTATTTATAATATTAATTCCATTATGTTTAAAATTTAAAAAATTATTTTTTATAAATTTTTTCCATTTTTTAGTAGTAGTAAAATTACCAAAATAAGATACAGAAAAATATTTTTCTAATTCTTTATCCTCAAATTCACATTGTCGTAAACTAAAAATTTGATTTGAATAAAAAAATAAAGGCTGATTTATATTTTTATATTTATATAATGGTAAATATACTATTATATTATTTTTATATTTAATTTCTTGTAATAATTTATTTTTTTTGTTATTATAACATACATTATTATATTGTATCCATTCTTCTGGTATAATTTTATTTAAATACCAGTGTTGAAAAATAATAGAAATATCTTTTTTACATATTTTGTTTCTACATAAAGGACAATAACAAATTTTATTATATTTAACAAAATCTAACATAATTGTTTGTAAACATAAAATACAAAAAGTATGTTGACATGATAAAGTAAAATTTTTTGTATATTTTAACTTTTCAAAACATATAGAACATTCTTCATTTTCATTAATTTCTACTTGTATTTTTTTATTAAAACAATTTTTAAAAATACACATATAAATATATATAAAATATATATTTATAATAATTTAAAAACTAAAACAAAAATCAGGATAATCTGTTTTTATTTTTGGTATAAATAAACTTAATCCACCTAAAATTATATAATATGTCATTAATTTAACATCATCATCTTTAAATTCTAATAAAAATTTAAAAATATCTAATATGTACTTTTGTTTTCTTTCAAATATATTTTTATTAAAAATATCACAATCAATTTCGTAAATTTCTAAATTATTTTTTTTACCAGCTGTTTTAATTTTTTCTATTTTAATATCTGGTAAATTTTGATGAAAAAATTCAAATGTTTCGTAATATAATTTGTTTAATTTATCTTCTGTTAATTTAACATATTCTTTATGATCAAGAAAAACAGATATATTATTAAATAGTTGAAATATATCTAATGCGTGCTCCTCAATTGTTTTTTTTACAATAATTTTTTTATATTCAATTTGATTTAATACTTCTTCTGGAATCTCAATTGAAGTTACTGGATGATTCTTTATTTTATGATGTATAAAATAGTTTATAGTATCTTTTTCAAAACAATTGACTGTATTATTTTTGTCTTTATATAGTACTAAATTTTGATAATCTAAATATACAAATTCTTTTTTATTATTTCTAAATACCCATATTTCACTTAAACTAACAGGATCTATATAATCTGCTTGAAAAAAATTAATATCATTTGGAAAAATTTTTTTATATTTATTTTTTAAAAATTCATAAATTTTTCCTTTTTCTGTAATTTTTCTTTTTGTACGCGGATTAATATTTTTATTATTATTCCAATCAATAATTTCAGTAATATTTAAATCTTTAATTAATTCAGTTTCCATTATAATATATATTTATATAACTAGATATATTTTAAATCAATTTTATTTAAAAAAATAGTATTTTATATTTTATAATGAACAAATATAATAAACAAATAGAAATATTTACACCTTATATTAAAAATAATATTTCTGATTGTGTATACTTAAAACAAGTAAACATTGAATATGAAAAAAAAATAGTTAAATTGTTATCACAAAAAGATTTAGCAAATGGTTGGAGACAAGTATTACCTTTTCCAAAAAGTACACTAAAAATTATTGAACGAAATTCAAAATTAATTAATCGTAAAATAAAATACTATATCGTACAAAAAATTAATTTATCACAACTACCAGAATATTTATGGAATAAATTAGAAATAAATAATTTAAATGAAAATTATAAATATAAGTCTGTTATAGATAAAGTAGTAAAATATAATATAATTGAGACACCTGTCGATAAAGAAATTATAGAACTAAAAAATATTTTAAGTAGTAATAGTAATAATTTCACTAGAATTATTGAACTTTTACAAATACTAGAAGATAATAATATTAATGGTTGGATAATAATTCGAGCAAAATCAAAATTTGGTGATAATATACAGGTATTATAAAAAAAATTGAAATATTAATATATATTAATTAGTATATAAAAATATTTTACCATGTATACTTTCACAAAGAAAGCATCTATTGTCTCCTCTCCACTTTCTTCTCCACAGTCAGAAATTAATCGTCCTCCACGAAAGATAATCGTACGTACTAAACCAACAATTTCACAAAATTCTCTTAAACCATATGTAGCTGGTAAAATACAACAAGATTCTCTATTCAATTTTCTAAAACGAAGAGTTTATCCAGATGTTATTGAAAAAAGCATTCATTGTACAATTAGATGTAATAATTCTGGTGGTGACATTTACTACCAAGGCGCGAAGGTTTTTAGGTCTACGAGTACATATAATGTATTAAAACTACCTATATTTGATCATATTGGAAAGAGTTCTTCGTTTGTTTTTGGTATTTGGCAAAAAAGAAAAGATCTCACACTCAATCGAGAGTTTGGAAATACTCTTGTTCGTGCTTATCTAGAACACCTAAAGATATCTTTTATTGAGGATGTTGAAATGGTTAGTTATATTGATTCTGTCCTTGAATGGAAAAAAATTTATATTCATTCAAACGGTAAAAATCTTAATTTTTCACAGTTCGAACAAGAGACAGAATATCGTCCAACAATTGAAGAGCAACTGAAACCATTTAACCATTCATTGAAAAAACATCATTCTCATCGAGTTGAAGATCTTGAAGAACCTGATGGTGTTTGGGAACTTCCTATGAACAAAGCAGAATGGAACTCTGATGGCGTTAAGATTAAGTATATGTATAGTATTTTATTGCCTTACAAAAAAGGCACAACAATTGTTTGGGCGCCTATGACAATCAAGGGTAAAGATGGATATACTTGGGAAAAAGTATGTGCTGGTTGGATTCACTGGTGTTTTCAGAACGGTCTTGCTAAACTTAAAACAACAGAAGGAAAAAAAGATGACCGTACAAAATGTACTCACAAGCACGGATATCATGAACATTCACTTGACGGTGAAGAAAAAAAGCGACCGCTTTGTCATACTCCAAATGCTTCTGAAGGTTCTTGTCCAGCAAACTGTCCCGGTATTCATCTTATTTATCCTGATGGATTTACCCGTGAAGGAGATAATGTAAACCTTGTAACTGCGTACAAAAGTTACAAAGAAAAGGTAAATGAGGTTCTTAAAACCACAAAGATGCAAAGTACATTTGCTAATAAGAGTGTAGCTAAAGCAAAAGAATTAGCTAGTCGTATTGTTTGTAATCCAACATATTCTGATCCACTTACAACGCTTAAAAGTGGGCGTACTAGTGACAAAAAATTTGGAGAAATATTTTCAAAAATGCTTGCTTCTTCTTCAAGTATTCCAGTTAAGTATCATCTTAAAACAATGGAAGATGTTAAAAATTTTCTAATAGTAATGTCACAGCCAAGTGTTGATATTGGTGATAATTGTGGAACTACACCTCGTATTTATTGCGAATGTACACGCAAACATTGTAAACGAATGCATCACGGTAAAGGTATTATAAGTACACTCAAGTATCGTATTATTGTAGCACAACTTATTAAGTATCGAAAGTTTCCAATTGATTTTTTTCTCAGTGTAATCTTTAAGAAACTCGCAGAAAATCAAGAAATACTTGATGAAATGTGGCTAGAAATGCAAGAAGGTAAAGTTCTTGTATCTTCTGATGATATCAAGTATTATCAGGAACGACGTGATAAACTAAAACTAGGACAAATTAATATGCTAATTGACCAAGTTAAAGCTCATGCTCGAAAACACACAAATACCGAACAGTGCGTTGATCCACTTATTATTTCAAAAGTAGAAAAACTCGCTGAAATGAATGCAGAAAATCAACATCGTGTTCTTGCTATTCTGATTGAAAATGAACTACCAACATGTGGACTTAAGTGTAAAAGTATAAAAGAACTGAAGAGTTTCAGTGAAAAAGAACGTATTAAACTTGAGCGCATTCAAAGACAAGGAAGGTCAATGGATCGACTTATTAACAAGAAGAAAAAACTTGATGGGTTTTCAGTAGACCGTCCAATACATAAACGCGATGAAGATTATATCAGCAAAGAAAAGTTTGCTACTGTTCTAGAACTACTTGAATCAGGTAATACCAAAGATATTTCGTGGGACCTTATTACAAAGTGGCTTAAAGTTTCTCGTACTGCTGGTATTTGGTCGCGTCGTGATTTTTGTGATTGTGATAGTGAAAAATGTAGAAAACGCCATGTTGGAGCACATTGGCCTAAGATTTTTTTTGGCCCGTCAGAAGATGGCGTAATTGATAATATCTGTCTTACTTTTATGCTTTTTCTTCCTACTTTTATGTGCCCAAAAAGTAAGTATGGAGCTGTTGCTGATATTCTTGGTCTTCCAACTGAATTCTACGAAGAACGAGGATGTCGTGCCGCAACTGAAACAGCAGGTGCGTGTAATTGTAAACAAGGAAGACATCACAATACATATTATATGGATATATCATCTTGTTTCAAACAGTCAAAATCAATAGAAAAGTCTCCTAAAACTAAAGAAGAAACCAAAGAAGAAATTCAAGTTGATGGTTACATTAAGGAGATTAAAACACTTCGTAAACAATATACTGACGCTAAAGCAAAACATATTGAAATAGTTACTCCTAAAGAACCAGATGAAAGAGGTTTTATTCGTACTCCTACAAGAGATGAAAAGAAAGAAGTACTTGATGCTATGTATAAAGCAAGAGATAAACTTCATACACGTTTTTCAGAAATTAAAATGACTATTGCAAATACCATTCTTAAACAAGATGATTACAAATATGTAGCATCAAGAACAGTTTCAGGTGATATTGAAATTAAATCTCCTGAAATGATTATAGCAGAAGTTAATCGTCATAAAGAAAAAGAACGTGTCCTAAAAGAAAAACAAGAAGAAAAAACACGAATTCAAAATCTTAAAGAGGCTCAAGAAAGACAACTGCGACTTGAAAAATGGACTATTATTAATGCAAAGAAAATAGCAGAATCTAAGCGACAGATGGAAATTAATCAAAAACTTCAAGTTGAACAAGATAAACTTGAAGCACAAAAAGCTAAAGAAAAACAAAAACTTGAAGATAACGAGTGGGACCAGTATACACACGTTGAAGCTCAAATTGGTCTTGTACCTCTAAAGAAAAAGAAAGCACAGCGTGTTGTTCTTATGCCTTCTAAAAACGCAAGAAAAGCAGCGCGAAAAGCGGCAAAAAAGTCACCTACTCTATCTCAGTCCAAAGAGAAAGCAGTAAGTGAAGACAATAATTATGATATCGTACCGTCATTTAATGGGTTTGATGGGGTTGATGCTACAGAAGAACTTGATGTAATAACATATATTTTTGAATCTAAAAAGTCTGATACTGGAACACAAATAGCTATAAGTGGTTTTAAATCAAAAGATGATGCTAAAAATTGGTTCAAGCAAACAAAACAACTCAAAAATTCGTGTACTTCAAAAAAATGTATTGGCAATAAAGATTCTGGAACTATTATGTTCCCTCCACCTAAAAAAGAAAATGTACGAAAACGTACAAATCTATGTGTTGCTATTATGGAAGAACTTGTAAAAAGTTCTCTTGTAACGGATACATCACAAATAAGATTTTCTCCAGAGTTTAAGTCAAACAACAGCGAAATTATTAAATCAATCCATACTTGCCGTGACAGACTTCTTAAAGTTGATTCAGAGTCTGAAGATGACTCAGAGTCAGATGATGAAGGTAATGATTTCATCAATAGGATGTTTAAGATGAAAGCACAACCAATTGAAGATGATATAGAAGTTGATTTTATGTAAATTATTTATTTTAAAAATTATTAATATTTAAAAAAACTTTTTTTTTAATATTAATGAAAATAACTTTTGTATTAACATTATCTACAAGTAAAGATATAGAATTAGCTATAAATATTTTATTTCCTTCTATTATAAAATTTTTTAATTTAACTGATTTAAGTAAATTTTACATTATATTAAAATCAAAAGAATTAGATTTATTTAATTTATATATTACTAATTCAAATATAGATTTAGATAAATTAAAAATAGAAATAATTAATGAAACAGAATTAATTAATACAGATAACATATATAATACTTATTATTTACAGATGCTATTAAAATTATTAATATATAAAAAAATAAATACTACATACTATTTAACATTGGATTCTGATGTTTATTTCTGCAAACCAGCATCTTCATCTTCTTTTTTTATAAATAAAGCATATTATCAAAAATATAATAAAACAGATAAATGGACGGAGCGTGTTAATTCTATTTTAGATTTAAACATTAATTATGTTACAAACCAAACTCCTTTTGTTTTTGTAACTGAAATAGTTAATCATATGTGTAATGATTTAGATGTAACTAACTTAATTTTAAATTCTAATTGTTCTGAGTATACATTATATTTAGGATATTTAATTAAAACAGAATTATTTGATGATTTATATACTTTACAAAATTTTACTGGTAAAAATTTAAATAATAATATTATTAAAAATATTACAAAAGATAAAGAAATAATGATAGGAGAAAATTTTTTATTAGATGATAATCAAGTAATAAGTGTAATTCAATCAAGAACAAATTATCATAATAAAATTATAAATGTATTAAATAAATATATTCCTGAAATAACATTAGATAGAAAAAAAATAGCTATATTAACAATAGTTACAAATGATAATTATTTTAAAAAGTATAAGGATGTTTTTTATACAAAAAAAAAATATTGTGAGAATCATAACTATTATTTTGAATTTCATATTATAGATACTAAAAAGTATTCTAAAAGTAACGGGTGGTTAAAAATAATAAAATTAAAAGAAATTATTGAAAAATATGATTATGTATTTATGAGCGATGCTGATGTTATTATTACAAATAATGATATTAGATTAGAAGACTTAATATTAGAATATAATTTAAATAATTACATGTTGTTAATAACTACTGATTGGAATAGTATAAATACTGGAAATATTTTATGGAGAAATTGTAAAGAAACTATTGATTTTATTAATAAAATTTTAGATGTAGGTGATCATAAAATTAGAAATTCAATACAAGAACCTTACAAAACAATTGGTATATATGAACAACCAACTATTATATATTTAATAAATAGTTATGAACATATAAGAAATAATATTAAAATTATACCTCAATTTAAATTAAATAGTTATTTAAATAATCTACCAGTTTCCGATAAAAATAATATTATTACTGATATAGATAGTACTATAAATAGATGTACTTGGGAACCAGGAGACTTTTTAATTCATTTTGCCGGATGTAATTATAATGATAATATTATAAATAAACATATTAATATAAACTTAGTAATAAAAAAATACATATTGTATTATAAAATTTTTATTATAAGAAAGGAAGGACAAGATTATGGTACTATTAAATAATTTGATAAATAATAAAAAAATTGAAAAAAAAAACTATATTTGTAAATTATTAATATAACAATGGAAACTAACACACAAAGTACTGAAACTTGTAACTATATGTTTTCGCTTGAAGATATTAAACAACTTATTGAAAAATCAACAAGTGAAGAAGATACACTCGCATATGTTAAACTTTTAAGTAAACTTGAAATGGACCTAAAAGATATTAGCGAACATAAAAAAGTTGATGATATTAAGAATATAATTGAAAGAGAATTTGAAAAACAATCAACTGATGAACAAATACAACTTTTAACTAACCCTACGTATAATGAAATTATTAATAATATATTTATTGGTCCTTTTACAGCACCAACTAAGATAATTAATGAATTTAGTCAAGTAATTAATCTTTCTGATTTTATGATTGACTATATTATTGATCTAGGTACACAAACTACTGAAAATAATACTCTAGATAAAGTTTCTAAAATAAAACTTACATTCGATATAGATACTCCTATTAGTTCAGAAAAAACATTTTCTAATATTATGGATATTATTATTTTTGTTAAAAATACAGACAGACGCTATCTAATTCAAGATACCAATGGAGATAACGAAGCAGTAGTATTTATTACTATTTTTCTAATGATTAATTATGATATGACACTTGTTCAAGCACTCATTTTTATTAAAAACAAGCGTCTTCTTTCTAACCCACAAGACAAATATTTTCTTTTTCTTGTTAGGTATGAAGAAGTTATTCTTTCACAAAGAACTTAAAAATTGAAATTTATTTTATTTATATTTATTAATAAAATAACTTATATGTTTACTTCAAAAGCAAGTAATAAATTGTCTTCACAAAGTCTCACTTTTTCCAAAAGAAAAACCCAACCTTTGGGTAGAAAAAATAAGTATATTGGAGGTATGTGGATGGGACAAAAATACTGTGAAAGTAAATTGTGGTTAAAATGGCATTGCGATAGAAGTGAAAAAAAAATGTCAGCCGAAAAAAGGAAAAGTCATAAAACTAAACAAAAACGAACGTGTCGCGGAATTTTAAAGACTAACAAAACACTCTCTTCAATTCAAGAAGTACAGTTAGATTGTGTTCTGCTAGATATCGAAGAAAGAGAATTTCAATTAAATAAAAAACAAGCATGCGAATCATTCAATCTATGGTTTAAAGAAATTGTAGATAACCTTTATTATTGTAACACAACAGAAGAAGAAACAGATAATGAAGGTT